TTGTCTTAGGAAAGGTTGTTTTCTTTGTTTCGGAGTATCCAATCCAAATTTATTAATTTGTCGATCTATATTATAGTAATCGTCTTTAGTATCACCTATTAGTTCATTAGAATTAAGTGAAACTGGATCCGCGATGTTGTATTCATAATATTTTTTCCAAAATGCATTTACGGTATCTGCTTGATCATCATGGAATGTTATATTAACAGGGTCATAACTTATCCTAGTTGGCACATACATCTTCTTATTGTATTGTGTTTTTTCTTCTATGTTTAGATTGTATCTTGGCAAATCACAGGCCTTTACTAGCATATTCAATTGTAATTTTTCATTTGTTGAAAATTTATCAAATGAAACATTATCATTTAACTGGAATACAACATGAAATAGAAATTTTCTTTTTGGTTCTAATTTATGATTGTCATCAACAAACAATCTAGACGCATGTCTAAAATCCTTCATTCCTGGAAGACCGTCTTGGAAACCTTTTAAAAAATTATTGATACTTGGCATACCAGTTATTTATAGCCACAAAAAAAGCGCCTATAAAGACGCTTTTATTGTTTATAATTGCTTTTTTAATTGTTATTGACCACCACCTGTACTTAAAGTACCAAGTGTTCTCGCAACTGCTGTGCCAATTCCTGTACCTTGTGGAGTTTGGATTGCATTGTCATATCTCACTGAAAGTGTGATAGTTGCTGGTTCTGAAACGTTGTATGCTAGTGTATTGTAGTTAACGTTTTCAATGTATGCACCATATAATTCAAATGTTTCTAAAACATTTGGTGCACTTGCTCCGTTACCACCATCTAGCATTTCAATTCTTGTTGTAAATTTGTAATCTATACCAGATGCCGCTGAACTTTGTTCAAAGAAGTCGAACTGTTTCTGTATTTGTTCTCCTACTAATTTTGTTACTGAGTTGTTTACATCGTCTCTTAGAGTGATTGTGATCGCTTCCCAAGTATGCTTACCTGCTACATATACTCTTGAGTTGTAAACGTCTAAAGTTACTTGATCGAAAGTTAAGTTTGGTCTTGTTATGTCCATGATCTGTTTCGTTAATTCAGATCTTGGTGTTGATACTCCAAAATTTTCCAGGATTGCTCTAAAACGATATTGTAGTTTTGGCATCAATAAACCTTGTGATGCTGAACTTTGGTCGTTTGCTAAAGGTACTGTAAATTTTGATAATGTTGATATTGCCATCTGTTTCTCCTATTTATCGAAAATTAGTTCCCTAATTTTGCTATTTCTCCTGTATTTTTTATTCTCAACGGTATGTAAATAAATTCAACCGATTTCACAGGCTCAATCGCTATATCTACATAAAGTTCGTTTCTGTCTATTCTAGTTGGTGTGTTATTTGTGTCGTCGCAAACCACTAAGAAGTCAAATAATGCTCTTTGACCAACAAGTTCCAATAAGAATGATTCTACTGCACCCTTGATTTCGTTTCTTGTCAATTCGTCATTAGGTTCAAAGATAAATGGTTTTGCTATAGCATCTAGTTGTGTTCTTAGAAACACTGCTAACCTTGAAACATTTATTCTATCTAATGCTGAACTTCCTGACACTTTTGTTAAGTTACCAAAGTTCACTATTCCTGCACCTGACAAGAAAGTAATTGGGTTAATTTTCACTGTGTGCATAGAGTCTCTAACAGACTCAGTAACTGCAATTTGTTCAAACTCACCAGTTGCCGCATCAATATGTCCAACTGCTGTTGCGTTATCTACAGTACCCCTTCTTGTGCCTGCCGGAGCAAACCATGGAAATGCTAGATTATCGTTGTTTGCCAACACTCTTGTTATCATGTGTGATGGTGGAACAACAATGTTTTTTCCTGTGTTATCAGTCGTAAATCCTGATGGATAAAACACTCCCAAATAATCACTTGAACTTACTAGGCCGTCTTCACCATTATCTAAAGCACCCGCAGTATTGTTAGCATAATCCGAAATTGCTGTTGCGGTTCCTTTCAATCTTAATGGTGTGTCACCTACTATAAATGCTTGGCTACCTCTGTCTGTGTTTAAATTAATCATGTTAGCAATTAACTCAGGGTAACCAGGTGTAGCAATAACATTAAAGCCTCTTTGGTCTTCTCTTATTGCTTGGTTTGTGTCTATTTCTGATTTAAGTTGTTCAACGACTACTTTTCTCTGTGCTTTTCTACCAAAGGATCCTGAGCCATCCGCGTTGTTACTTGATTTAGTTACCCATCTGTCTGGATAGTATCCTGCAACAGATTCATTGCTTCTTCTTGGGTTTCCTAAACCGCTTGATCCTGAACCCGGATACTTCGCTGTTGTTACAAAATTATTTTTGTATTCTTTAACGTTGTATCCAGAACGTCTTGTGTTCCATAATAATATTCCTTGTGGGAATAATGCTGGATCTGGAGCATCTGGATCTAGGTGTCCGTCTGTTAGTAAGTCCTTAATTGTACTTGGATTTCCTGCCGCTGTGTTTCCGTCTGCATTTTTTTCTGTGCTCGTTTGCCATCTTGCGTCACCAAAAACAATACCGTCTTCTGTTGTTTGGTCTGTTTTATCAACCAGTTCAAAAGCCGCACCCGAAGTTGTAACCGCCACTTGGTTAGAAGTGTTAGTTGAACTTAACGTTGCTGACGTGTTGTATTTGTAAATTTTTGGATAGTTTTCTAAGTCACTTGTATCGATCCATAAGTCATTGTTTACTAGTGGTGTACCGTCCGATTGTGTAGTCGGTGCTGTTGCACTAAATTGCGGACCATTTGGATCTGTAGTTGAATATGCTGTTCTATACCCTACAAAAGTTGTACCATTGTGTGCTAAAATGTCTGCCTCATCAATTGATGTGTCATACCATAAAGTTCCATCAGTTGGTTCGTTTGTAGGCTCACTTGTAGATGCCGTGTAACTTAACCTTTTGAAATTAGAAGCAATTACTTCATTTCCTACTGTGGAGTCAGCACTGTCGCCAACCGGAGCAACGTATAAGTTGTCTACTAAAGTTGTTGAGTTTGCAGTGAATCCACCGTAAGCGTGTGCTTGTGATGTGCCTAAACCAGCATCTCCTAAAGGATCTCCTGATGTGTTATTCATTCTAAATTCACCACCAAGTGAGTGTGTAATTTTAATTGCACCTTTGAATTCACCCGAAGTTAAAACTTCTGCTTTAAGGTTAGTGAATCCTGCATTTGTAAATGCAGTGACAAAATCTTCTGCATCACCTAATGTAGATCCGTCTCCCGAAATCATAGTTACTGTTTTAGCAGTATCTAATGCTTCTTGATTTTTAAGAGATTCTCTTACTGTAAATGTTTCGTTTGCAGTGAAACTTGGATTAGTTGTTTTAGATTGAATCACAGTTGCTCCGCCTTCGTATCTAAATAATTGGAAGTTTCCTAATGCATTGCCTTCGTTTGGTGCTGTGTTATCTGCTTCAGTCACATTAAATTGAGTGTATAAGGCACCTGCTGATAGACCAGAACCACCGTTTGCTGGATCAAGTTTGAATATTGCCTGATGATTAGTTGAATGTAAAGGTGATGACACTGTTGAGAAAGTTCCACTTGATGAACTGTATAACTTGGCAACAATGTTTGCACCACTATTTGCAGAAGTTGTTTTAAACCAAACTGAACCGTTAGGTCTGTTTTCATCTGCTGTTTTCCAAGTTGGTCTGCTAGTGTGGGCCGCTTGTAGGAACTGTGCACCGTTATATGTGCCTGCTGTGATTCCTAGTTCTCCCATTAATCCTGAGCCTTCTTCGATTCTAATTGTGTTTCTGCCTGCTGAAGAATCTCCTATATCTGTACCGTTATGGAAAATTTTCAAGTTACCTGAAACTGGATCGATTGCCGCTGATATACCGTTAAGAGCCGCTCCGTCTCCACCATCACTTGACAAATTCAATGCTGTTGCAACATCTGATAATGCTGTTCCACCTGTTGTGATTGTAACACCGTTAACCTGCATTGTTGCAGAGTTGGTTACTGTTGTACCAGATGTAATTTCAAAAACAGGGTGTGAGTTGTGCCAAGCGTTTGATCCTAGGTTTACCCAGTCGTTGTCATAATTTTTGAAGTAAATTTTGTTTGTTACGTGTGTAGTGTTAATTGCATAATCACCAATTACACCAATTGAAGTTTTAGGTGCACCTGTTGAACTATTTCCTACCAGGTCAGAAACAGAAGTTATTAACGTTGGTGTTTTTGCTGTGAATTTTTGATCAGTTTGTGACCATTCGAATATGCCGTAACTAGTTGATGCAAGGTCAAACCAGTATGTGCCATCGTCTGGACGTGCTGAAGGAGGATTTGCAGATCCTACTAATTCTGAAAGATTTGCATTTACTCTTAAAATAAATGCTCTGTTTGCTATTCCTAAGAAAGAGTAAGCCGCTTGTAAACCATATTCGTTTAGTTCATATCCATGTAAAGGATTTCCTGAAGCGTCTGTGTAGAATTTTGGATCTCCAAAAGTCTCTGTCAATTCTCTTTGGGACGAAATCAAGAATACTGTATTAGCATTGGCAGTTGTTGTTCCTGATGCTGTAGCGTCTCCTGCTCCGTTGGTTTTGTCTTGTGCAGATGCTACTATGAATAGTGGTGTCGTACCCGCATCTGATGGTACATAGAAACTTTCGTTTATTACACTAACCTCTACTCCTGGTGATACTAAATTAGCCATTTACGTGTTCTCCTTGCAAGTTTTAAACGTATACGAATGTATTTAGCGGATACCTATGTTTTCATGGTAAAATCTAGCATTTCTCAGGTACCTATATAGGCAACGTAAATAAGCGTATGTCCTATAATAATAGACCTTTATGTGTGAAATGTAAATCAAAGCCTAGAGCATACGCTTATAGAAGGAACAACAAAGTATATTGGCGTAGCCTTTGTGATACTTGCAATAGGAAAAAATCAGGCAAAAAAGTTGGTGGATTGACGGCTTTGCAAAGATCGGGATATAGGAAAAAGAAAAAGTGTGAACTTTGTGGATTTAGGGCAACAAATCTAATACAATTAGATGTTCTTTTTATAGATGGAAATTTAAGAAATACTGCTCACGTAAACCTAAAAACTGTTTGCGCCAACTGCCAACGTCTTAGTAGTGTTAGAAGGCTCGGCTGGAGAGTGGGGGATCTTGTTGCTGACGAATAGATTGTTTATTTTCTTGCACAACTCTTCTTTGGTGCCATTATTTTCTAATACATAATCACACTCCTCTTTTGCCCATGCATATTCAGATGAATGTATACCTTGCGGTTCTATGTTCCCTTCTACATAATTTGTAAACCATTCTGGATCTTGTCCTCTTTTTATACGTATTATTTTCCCACCGTGTGCTCTGATAGCCTTTGCTTCGTTTGGAAACCTAGTGTCTGAAATGACAGTATTTTGGCCCTTGTATCTCCCAATGCAACTGTCTACCCATATTGCGTCATACATTTGACCACGCATTACTTCGGTTCCAAAGTATTGTAACACCCATCTAGGCGTAATTGGTTTTCCAAATTTTTCGCTCCAAAATTGGTCAGGTTGTTCTCTCCAATATCTACTAGATTTAGTGTTTCCTTCAAGCATTTCTCTGTCCCAATTGAACATAGACGCAACTGCATCTTTCAAACTTTTAGCAAAACTATCTCTTTGGTAGCCGTGATGTTTTACAAGATATTCTGCAACCGTATCTTTTCCAGAACCTATAAGTCCTACTATTCCTATCAGCATTTAATGATTATACTATTTTTTTAAACGTTTTTCAATAACTAATTTGGCTTCTTTTACCGCACCCAGGATGGTTTTTCTTATGTCCAATTTCTTGTTTTTTAGTGCATTAATTGACATATTTTCAAGATCTGTAACAATGGCTTCCAACTCGTCTATGTTGCAATCTGAATATTTTTTAAAATTGGGATCAGTCATGACACTCTTATTTAAAAATGTATGGATATTAATTAACCAATAACAAAACTGTGTGGCGTGCCGCCTTCGGCAAAATTGTTAATCTCGCCGTCCAGTCTTTCCATCTCTTGCATACCTTGTTGTTTTAGTTCGGCACCATTAAGAGATGTTCCGCCTTGTGGAGTTGCTATCGTGTTGAATTTTCCTCTTGCCTCTCCAAGCATCACTTTGGAAACTGCCAAGGTATAATCTCTTATCCAAGGTTTTGCATAGATGTCTTTGAATAATGTTATGTCAGGTCTAAAATTGTCAGTGTGCATTAATACTGTTTCGTTGTCTGCTCTTGGTTTTTGTGTTATTGTCAATTTCTTTGTTGCCACATCAAAATGAAACTGTATAAAACTTCCAAATAATTTACCAACTAATTCTTGATATGATGCAAACGCAAAGTAAGTGGCTAATCCACCTGTTGCCCCTGCCCTCAGTAAGTATGTATTAGTGTAGGCCAAATTGAACGGTTCAAATAATGTTCCACCCTCTCCGCCTTCTGTTCTTGATCCTACTGTACGTCTAAACAATTTTCTTACATTTATAATTTCGTCTGGCAAGATATAGGTATTTGTATTTTTCTTCAAAGTCAAGAATGCATATGATTCTTCCACGGCATTTGATGACCGTTGTCTATATCTGTTTATCGCTCTTTCTAGGGCCGTTTGATAGTGTTTTGGGTCTAATTCAACGTCGATCATGCCCTCACCTAAATTATTTTTGACGTAATCGAATATCTCTTGTTGACCTGTTTGTAGTTCTGACATACACATATTTATAGCCGTTGTGCATTCAATAAATATGTGTGATATGCCAAGATTATCACTTTTCAAGCCAGAAAAAGGCAACGACTACAAATTCTTTGATAGGAATATCAAAGAGGCTTTTCAGGTGGGCGGAACTGACTTGCATTTTCACAAATATTTAGGTCCATATGATCAAGGAGATACTAACAAGGATGGACCAGCCAGTCCAACACTACCACAATATTCTGGTGATTCTTTGAATGAGAGGACTATACAAGACTTATTGTTTTTAGAAAACAGAGACCGGAAATATGCAGACGACATATACATTATAAGGGGTATCTATAATGTTCAAGACATGGATTTCAATCTGTCGCAGTTTGGAATGTTTTTACAAAATGATACTTTATTTTTAACAGTTCATTTAAATGACGCTGTGGAGAGGCTAGGACGTAAACCAATGAGTGGCGACGTAATTGAATTTCCGCATATGAAAGATGACTTCTCTTTGGATGAATCGATACCTATTGCAATTAAAAGATACTATGTGGTAGAAGATGTTAACAGAGCCGCTGAAGGATTCTCGCAGACATGGTGGCCACATCTACTTAGATTAAAGTTGAAATCTATGGTCGACTCTCAAGAATTCAGAGATATTATTGGAGATGCCACAACTACAGGATCTCTGGCAAATTACATGTCTACGTTCAACAGAGAGAAAACAATCAACGACCAAATTGTTGCACAGGCGGAACAAGATGCTCCGAAATCAGGATTCAATTACAAACAATATTATGTTGCACCAATTGATGAGAGAGGAAATATTAGAACTGACAACGTAAATTCTACAGACAGAATCAGTAGTGATAAGAATATCAATGCAACAATTGATACACCTGCCAGTTCGCACTATGGTTTTTACTTGGACGGAGACGGTGTTGCACCAAATGGAAATCCGGCCGGGTTTGGTATTAGTTTTCCAACTGCAAATATAGATAAAGGTGACTACTTCCTTAGAACAGATTATCTGCCAAATAGATTATTCCGTTATGATGGTAACAGATGGATAAAAATAGAAGATTCAGTGAGAATTACAATGAGTAACACGGATACAAAAGCCAATTATAAAACAGGATTTGTCAATAATACGACAAGTAGCACAA